GAGTATAAAATTGTCGGGGACAAATAATTCATTCCAACGCAAACAGTTGCTTGGCCACTTTCTCAATCAACGGCGGCGGCACTGCGTTTCCAATTTGTTTGATTTGATTCTTCCGCGACCCACACACCACGAAATCCGGCGGAAAGCCTTGAATCTGTTTGAGCTCATCCGGCAACAAACACCGCAAAAAGTATCCCACTTTATTTTTTAAAGGTACAAACAATCGGGGCTGGTGGTCATAAGTACATATAATGGTTTTACTCGGGTTACGAATGTCAATAATCTCCGCATGAATCGCCGAATCTCTCTTTTGAAAGGATAGCGTCGTATGGTGCGTTTTTTCTTGATATTGTTGATCCCGTGTTTTAGCCTTGAGCGTCAAATAAGGATGGACATCTTGGTTTCCCTTTTCTTTATTGTCTTTTTTTTCCAAAATACACTCCGAGGGAATAGTCGTCATATCGAAATCGTCGGTGTCAATACGAAGGGCTCCGTCCATCGAAAAGCGCACAATTGATTTCAGATCAGGCAGATTATTTTTGCCATCATTTTCTGGCAACGGAAAGGTGTATTTTGTCTTGTCAAGATCTTTTCGGATACCCACATATACAAGGCGCTTGCGCAATTGTGGAACTCCATATTGAACCACATGACAAACTTGGTGCGTAATATGATATCCAATTTCGTCAAACTCTTTACAAATAACATCAAAGAACTTTTCGCCGGTGCTCGTTTTTCGTGACAATAGACCATCGACATTTTCGCCAATCAGATATTTCGGGCGCACCAAAGAGCACGCTCGCGCAAATTCACGAAACAAGGTGTTACGAGGATCATCGGGCAGCTTTTTACCGCCCTGACTGAAACCCTGACACGGATGTCCGGCAAATATCAAATCGACTTTATCTCGGTATTCCGCAAAAACCTCATCCGGAATCATCTGAATATTGGTTTTGTCTTTGTCTTTTTTTTGTGAAGAGTCTTGGATTAATACCGAATCGGGAAAGTTCGCTTGGTGCGATTCGATACCTGATTTATCAAATTCATTGAAAGCAATTACCTGAAATCCCGCTCGTTCCATTCCCAATGAATCGCCCCCCATACCCGAAAATAAACTGATTGCGGTAGGATTTGACATGTTATGTATAGAATACATTGGTATATTCATAAACTCTTTTTCAATTTTTTTCATTTCTTATTTTTTCATTTCTTATTTTTTTTCCGGGAAAAAATTGAAATCATTTTTGTTTGAATTCTATAAGGATAAACAGTAAAATAATGGATATTTTTGTATCTTTACACGGAATGTGTCATAACCTTTATAAAATAGAGCCCAATGAATATTTCACGACCGTTCCCAAGGGAGTAAAAGTATTCACCTTTGCGGAAACGAACCAATGCATCTACTCAAACAAGTCGAGTGAAGAAATGATGATGCATTTCCTGCGAAATCCCGGGTGGGTGTCGAGTCCCGAGCGCAACCCCGGGGGGATGTTTGAGCACGCCAAGCTGTATATGCCCGGAAGCACCATGGTGAATTTACTGCTGGACAGCGACCCCGCCCTGCACTTTGGAATTTACGAATTGACGCCCACTCCCCGAAAAATAGAAATGACCATAAATACAGAAAAGACTGAAACGACTTACGACGTGGAACGCATGCTTCAAACGCTGAAATCCAAGTACGGAAAAAGTCTTCGTAATGTTTATTTGAATATTTGTTCCCCCCACACCATATCTCCGCATGCAAATTCGGTAGTAAAATGGATCGGCAAAACACAACCACCCCGTAAAGCCACAAACAAGTACGATTCATTTGCCATGACCCAGTCAATGATGGCGAAGGCCGTGACCATTCAGGAAAAGCGCATAAAACTTGACAAGGAAGGAAAGAAGCGATTCCAACGCCACATTTCGTCTATCGAGCGTCGCTTTTTGCGTAGCATGAGTTTCCCAACGGAAAGGCGAAATGGCAGCGTGGATCACATCCCTTCACAAATAGGGCGCGGTCTCGGTGAAATAGAAAAATACAACGAGCGGGGAATTTATTTTGCAGTGGATGCGCAGGACATGGAAACGAACAGGAAGTATCATTTATACCGAAAAAAATTGAAAGAAATGTATACGCCTTTAATAGTAGGCGTACTATAAAATACATGAATGATGAATCCGGATACACAAGTGAGGATGAAGTGATCTTACTTCGACCGCAACCCAAAACCAACCCCAAACCATATCACAGAAAATGCAAAAATCGCCGTTGTAGATTTAAAGTACATTCGTCCCCCCCGATATTCTTCCGGGCCTGTGACAAAAAGTATTGCTGCTCTTTATGTAGGATAAGCAATGGTTACAATCACGGTGGGCATTGCGAATCATGTGTGTATGTATAACCCAACAATGTGTATAATAATACGATGTATTACAATATTTAAAATATCCAATACAATAATGACCCATGGAAGTAACCCAAGCATGTCTCACGCTTCACGACATAACCAACGATTCCCAATACTTTGAAATGATTCAAAAAATCAATGCCATCTATGAGTCCGGTAATTTTTTTTGGCTTCTGATAGAAACGAAAGACGTGAAGAGCATTCACCTTAAGTATTTGTACAAATTTGGCAAATTTTTAAATAATCTAAAAACCCGTACCCCGCAATTGCTTTGTTACACGGTCATACATGTATATGATGACTTTATTTTTAATCTTCTCTACACCCTATTTACATTCATTTCGAAGCCCATCGCAAAAGTCACGGTATTTTATTATGAAGGCGGATACACCTCTACACAAAATACCGAAGAACGAAACATCAAGAAGATAAAGTATTACTTTCCATAATACGAAAAACGCAAAAATAATAATAACAATAACAATAACAATAACAATAACAATATAGATAAAAAATTGAAAATACATGTATTGAAATGATTTACGAAATCGGACAATGGATGGTAATTTGCTGTTCCATAAGTTTATACGCCATTCTAGTATCAATATATTGTTCCATACGCGATCGTGCATACCGAGTTCAATTGATGATTAAAGAGAATCATGGCAGGGTGAATCGAAATCCTGAGTCAGATCCAGATCCAGACCAAGATCTGGAATGCGACGAAAGTGGCTGGGGTTTATTATGACAAACAATGTAAGCATAAATTTCAAATGTTTATATTTCAGTTTTTTAATGGGAAATCTCGAAAAGGAGCCTCCGCGTTTTTGGTGTGCTTTACCATAAAAGAGGCATTTTTCAAATTCGTTTTCAATAAAAGCGGACCACTTTGGGTTGTCAATCTCGGAAATAGGAATGTAAAAGTTGCTTTTATACACACAATTATTAAAGGATGGTTCATCATAAATCCACAATTTTTGTTTAGCAGCGAGTTTATTTTTCAGGAATCCGAACCCCATGATTTGGTTGGTGGTGTTGTTCATGTCGATAATGAAAATATACTTGTCCGTGGGTGCGGACGGCGGAAATGGCAGCGTCGTGCTGTAAATCGAACCATAAAACCCCATATTTTCCTTGTAGCGCCTATTTTGTTGATATGTGAAGCTATTGAATCGTGTGGTGTATAGATCAAACTTCTGAAATATTTCATTAAAGTATTGATATGTTTCTCCCAGTTGCGCGATTCCCGGCGTCTCTATATATTCTGAAAATAAGTCTTGGTATATTTCTAATGCATGTAATCGTTCGCGTTCAATAATTTGATCTTCATCTTCATGTTCATATTCCACAAGCATTTTGCTTATGATTTGTCTTGTCTTTTATTCTTTTGTTCAAATCAATTTTATTTTGTATATATAATTGGATACTTATATGAGTTCAAACAATTATTGTGCGATCACGCCAAATAAACCCGAGCCATGTAGAAAAAACCTAGGAATAAAGCGTATTGACATGCCACAAATAAGCAACAAAACTGACTACCGCAAGTTCCAAACAATTCTAAAGAATCAGCTCGGCCTTCGCGGAAAAGAGCAATATGTAGATGCGCGTCGTCCAATCTATGCGTCTCAGAAGGAGATTCACATGATTCGCGCTCGTGCGATTGCAAGAAAGACGGTCAAGAAAGGAAAAGTGCCAGTGATACTTTTAAAAGACAAGAAAGATAAATACCTGGTGGTGGATGGACATCATCGTTGGTTGGCGCACCGGTTTGCGGCAAAGCGTAATGTGGAATACAAAAAGAAAATGTGGAGTTATGTAATCGAGGTGGATCACTTAAAAAAAGGCTTTCAGGAAATCAACGCCGCGCTTCGAAAAGACAAACACAACTTTCACAAACGACACGCATTTAAGGAACATACCAACAAAAACAAAACCAAGAACAAAACCAAGAACAAAACCATGAAAAATAAATAATCGGCAATCATCATTCGTATTTTCATGAACAGGATACGAATGATAAAATATTATAATCCCTCAAATAAATTAGACCTTTCTTTTGTCTTTTGTCTTTTGACTTTTTCTCTTATTTTCTTTTTTTTTGTATGTCTTTGTCTTTGTCTTTGATTTGCTTTTCGCAGTTCGCTTAGACGACGACTTCGTTTTCTTTCTTCCTCCAAAATAATTATTTTGTAGTTGTATCCTTTCCATCTGAATTTCTCGAATAAAGTCTCTGAAATCATCATCAGTTTCGGATGTAAGTATTTCATATAATTTATAATCTATATCTTCATATGTGGATAATGTATACTTTTTTTCGATATACTTTATGAATTCTGTTTTTTTTTTCGTCTGGTGATAAGGACCTATTGTCTTTAATTTCTTGATATGTGAGTCGGTCATCTGACTGAGCATTATTTGTCGATCTTTTCGGCATGTGGATTATAATATAAGACAATATTATAAGTGTATATACCCAGTTACCGTTACCCCAAAAAGACAAATGAAATAAAAGACAAATAAATGATCATAAAAAATTGAAACAATAATTCATGATATAGAATAAAGAATAAAGAATAAATCAATAGCTCTTCGTTATGAATGATATAATGCCCTATGGTGGAATGGTGCTGCGTGACCACACCAATATACCGAAAGATGTCATACTTTGCATATTGCAGTACGCAAGAAACATCGTTCTTCCAAAACGAAATGTCGCATATAATTTGACGCAATTCAATAACAACATGGGACGATATTGGAATAAATTGATTATAAACAATGATTACCCTGACACGCGTAGATTTAAAAGGCAAACGATTGAGGAGTATCCTCGCCGCACATACATAACCATAGAAGCCTCTCGCAGCCAAAGATATAAATATAACTACAACAGACAAAAAAAACATGTGAAGGTGTATACTCATTATCCATCTGTGTTGAATAAGAAGAGAAATAAGCAAATTGAGAGGTGGATATTGTACAGATATTAAAAGAATTGTTTGTTTATTGATACCATGTTTCCCAAGCCAACTTATATCGAATATTATTTTGATAAAGGATATCGAAACGGATCGTGGTTTCATTTGTCCACTGGTTTTGGTCGATGAGCGCCTTTTTCAAAAAAATACTGGGTATTTGTTCTTCGTCCCAAAAGGGAGATTGAATAATATTTTTAATGTCTAAATAAAATATTTGCGACTCGGAATCAATATCAATGTCACTGGAAATAATCGCAACGACAACAAAGAGAACTTCATTGATGCCTTGTAAATTGCGTGGTTTCCAAGCTATATACAAAAATGGCGATGCGTGATTGTCGCCAACATTCAAAACATCGGCCCATGTGTTGCTTGTTTTTTTCTGCGTTTGTTCAATGTCCCTTTGTAGTTCATGAATGCCCGACATGATGTGAATGTCGTCGTAAATAAATTCGCGTTCCTCGTTAAGTTTAATATCGCGTCTTCGTGTAATGACATCCATCAATATGTTTTGCATCCAATTCTTGGAAATTAAGTTCGCCGTTCCGGCACTGATAACCTGCAAATCATTGCGCGGATTTTCAATATCAGGCAAAAAAGTCCGAGATTTACCATTCGGTAATTTTTTGGGCATGAGCGCAATATTCGATGGTGCGAAAAAGAAGAGCATTACACCGAAAATCCGACCAATCCGCTTTATTCCGTTCTTTATCTTCATTACACAAACAACATATATTTTGTTTATGTACAAATCAACAAATCAATGAAGGACAATATTAAGGTATGAATTCATAAAATTTCTTCACTTTATTGTTTTCGTAGTTTTTAATGTAAAGTCTCGCAACTTTCTTGATGCGTTGAATACGATGCGCATAAGTGTGTCTTTTTTTAATGGCATCTATCATTTCTTGTTTCAAGGTCGGGTAGGTTTGAAAGATGGGTGTAATAGCGTACATGAAAATAATGTCCTGTATTTCTTTCGGAAGCGACATAATAAAAAAGGTAAGATATATATTTATATACATTCCGTCGGGTATTCTATATATTGAAACACATACTTTTCAATGAAATTCATTCGGATGGTAAATCCGCTTCCAATCATTGCGGCAATAGTAGGCGATGTCAAGTATGTATCCAAGGTGTCTAACTGTTCCTTACCATTTGGACATAAAAAGACATACATGTCTCTCCCGTAGCAACTGAAAGAACCATCATAATCTTTGAAGAATCGCGGTAATCGTTTGTGCGGAAGAATCAGTTTGGGAATTCCGGCGTAGAGTCCTGGAATGGTGGATACCATACCGTGGAGCACGAGGTTTTTTTCTTTCTTTCGAATAGAGGCTCCGGTGATGATTTTGTAATGTGGTCCCGCATAGTCTTCCAAGTATCTTCCGGGGGCAGTATTTTTCTGTGTAAAGGTTTGTAGCGTGTTTCGTATAATGTCGTCTTTGAGCAATGATATTTTTTTTACGACAGAGTCACAAGTGACAACGGGAATGTGATTTGTCTTTTTTTGAAAAATTTGAAGAGCAGCCTTTTGAAAGATGGAAGCATGATTGGTTGGAATACACATTCCATGATGTAATTGAAAAGGAATATAATCTTGTACATCGGAGTCATAAAGATGAAATGAACTCATATGATTCGAAACATGTTCAGTGTGAACGTTTTCTTCCATCTTTTGAACCATAACATAACAAATCGGTGTTTGGCACTGATAACCAAATATGGCATTTGCTGTAACGCAATCAAATACTTTGATAAAGCATAATTTGTGTTTGCGAACAAAAAGATCGTAGATGCGCGCCCGATCTTCTTTCAACCAAATACACGGGATGATGGCGTAAAAGAACCCCTTGTCTTTTAATATGTGTTGAAAAACAAAGTGAATCATTTTGGGCCAAATAGTAACAATATTTTGTTTTTGTTTTTTGCTTTTTGCGCTCGCCAGTCCAGGCACAAAGCATTTCCCGCCGTTGTGAAATGGAAGATTCCCCCAGACGATGTCGGCTTTTGGTTTGGATTTGGAAATCGTCAATGTCAATAAATCATGTAAAAATAGGGAATCTTGGGGTCGCATGAGTGGTAGCAATGTGCCTTTGTGCTGGGGATTGATTTCATTCATGGTATATTTGGTGTCTTTATGTAAAAGAGAGTTGCGATCCAAAACCAGGGCGCGATAAAAGGCGCCCTTTCCCGCTCCGGGTTCGAATACCGCATTCACGGAAAAGAAAGAAGGTCCCATGAACCGTATCGCATCGTCAATCATCTCATGTACCAATGTAGGTGGGGTCAATACTTCGCCGTATTTGTCTTTATTGGAAGTATTCATGACAGAGACCTTCTTTATATGAAATAAAGACAAATGAAGAAGGTTTTGAATGTATTCAATGAGGGTGGAAATTAAAAATATAAAAATATAAAAATATAAAAATCAAATTTTTTTGCCCTCCATCAAAAGGCTGGCCACTCGTTTGCCGAGGACTTTTCGCGTATTATTTGTCTTTTTGACTTTTAACTTGTTCAATAAAGAATTATGATTTTTCCATTCTTTCTTATTGTTCGAAAATGTATTGTTTCTTTCTTCAGTCGACAAATGATTCATGTTTTTGCGTGATTTATTGCGAGGAATACAGTAGTATCCGCAAAAGTTTTTGTAGTTGAGCGTGCCCCCATAATCTCGCGAGGCCCATTGCGGGTCATAAATTAAATTGTTGTTGGCGTCATACTTCGTGGATGGTTTGTACCCCGGTTTATGTGTCCACACGCCATCATCATTGAACCGATAATAG